CTTTTTCTCCCCCCGATGCATTGCAAACCCGACCGAGGAAGGGGCGTCATGGCGTCGCCGAACCTCGTCGCCAGCGTGCGCAGAGCCGTCAGGGCGATGCACTGGCTGTCGGAGTCCGACCAGGCGACCGTCGTTCTGGCGATCCGGCTGGCCAAGGCGATCGAGGAGGGCGACAGGCTTGATGCGCGGCTCGGCTCGCAACTGCTGGAAGCGTTGAAGGAACTGGGCGGCACCCCGGCGGCGCGCAGGGCGCTCGGCGCCGAGCAGGAGGCGAAGGGCCGGCTAGCGGAGATCCGCGCGCTGCGTACGGCGCAATGACCGCCGTAGCGACCGCGCCGCTGCTCGGTTCGCAGACCCCGCGACTGTTCACCCCGCCGCTGCGCGAACTGACCCCGGCGTCGTCGCTGGGGTTCGAGGCGGTCCGGTTCGCCGACGACGTGCTGGGCATCACGCTGATGCCGTGGCAGCGCTGGCTGCTGGTACACATGCTCGAACTGAACCCCGACGGCACGTTCCGGTTCCGCACGGTGCTGATCCAGGTGGCCCGGCAGAACGGCAAGTCGACGCTGGCGCAGGTGCTGAGCCTGTGGCGCATGTTCGTGGACCGTTCGCCGCTGGTGATTGGCACCGCCCAGAACCTGGACGTCGCCGAGGAGGTCTGGACCGGCGCGGTGGAGATGGCCGAGGGCACCCCGGAGCTGCTGGCCGAGATCGCCGCGGTGGAACGCACGAACGGCAAGAAGGCGCTGCGGCTGACCGGCGGTGAGCGCTACAAGGTGGCCGCGGCGTCCCGGCGTGGCGGTCGTGGCCTGTCCGGGGATCTGGTGCTACTGGATGAGATCCGCGAGCACCGCACCTGGGATGCGTGGGCGGCGGTGACGAAGACGACGATGGCCCGGCCGCGCCCGCAGATCGTGGCGCTGAGCAATGCCGGGGACTCGTCGTCGGTGGTGCTGAACCATCTGCGCACGCTGGGCCTGGCTACCCTCGACGGTGGCGACCCGTCGATCGGGTTCTTCGAATGGTCGGCGCCGGAGGGTTGCGACCTGGACGACCGGGACGGCTGGGCGGCCGCGAATCCGGCACTGGGCCACACGATCACCGAGGCGAGTATTGCCGCGGCGCTGGCCACCGACCCGGAGCCGATCTTCCGCACCGAGGTGCTGTGCCAGCAGGTCGACGAGATCGAGCAGCGGGTGATCCCCGAGCTGGCGTGGGTGGCGCTTACCCGCGACGACACGATCACCGGGCCGGTGAGTGTGTCCGTCGAGGTGACGATGAAACGCGACGAGGCGTGCGTGTGGGTGTGCGGGGCGAACAGCACCGGCACTGCGCAGATCGAATGCGCCGACCACCGTGCGGGCACCGACTGGGTGTCCGAGCGGGTGGGTGAGCTGATCGAGCGCCACGAGGTGCTGGCGGTGGGCTGCCGGTCGGGTGGCCCGGTGGCATCCCTGCTGCCGGAGTTGCGCGGGGTGTGTGAGGACTCCCAGACCGAGTTCGTGGCGGTCAACTCGGCGAAGTTCGCCGGCATGTGCGGTGGGTTTTTCGACGCGGTGATCGGCGGGTCGCTGGCGCACCGTGCGGATCCACGGCTGAACGCGTCGGTGTCCGCTGCGAAACGCCACCAGCAGGTGGATGCCTGGACGTGGGAGCGGTCACAGGTCGATGTGGACGCCGCGCCGCTGGTGGCCGCGACCGGCGCCTACGCGCTGTTCGTGCAGCGACGTAACACCGACTACGACGTCTTGCAGAGCATATTTTGACGTAGAATGAAGTGACCCCCAACCGCGGGAACGGTTGAGGGTCTGTCAACACCCCTGATAGCGCAGGAGGTCAACATGTCAGACGGTACATGCACAGTCGAAGGATGCAAGCGACCAAGCCGTAGAAAGCGCGGACTGTGTAACACCCACTACGAGCGCAAGCGCCACACCGGCGATGTCGGTGGTTCAGAAATCCGGCGGTATCAACCGCAACGATCACCCGTATGTGCAGTTGTCGGGTGCGAGCGCGGAGGCAGGCTGACGCGCGGGTGGTGCTTCGCCCACTACATGCGATGGATCAAGCAGGGCGATCCCGGCGGACCTGAGATAGTCGAGTTGCCGCCGAGAGGCCCAGTAATCGCGTACGCCACCTCGCACAAACGGGTCGTCAATGTCAAAGGCAGAGCTAAGGACCACGCGTGCGTCGACTGTGGAAAACCTGCGTTGGATTGGTCATACGATCACGCCGATCCGGATGAGATCATCTCGGGGCCACCGAGGGCAGGGATGCCGTACTCACTCGACCCCGATCACTACCATCCGCGCTGCAAGTCCTGCCATACCAGATTCGACAACAGCCATTGAAATAAGGGAGCCCCCGTGGTCACGACGATTCTGGAGGTGCTCGGCGCTGCGCTGATCGTGGCGGGGGTGGCGTTCATCTTCGTCCCCGCGGCGCTGGTTGTGGCCGGGGCCGCCCTGATTGCCGCATCGTGGAGGCTGGAGCGTTGAGCATTTTCTTCCGCGCCCGGCGCGATATGGACACCTACGCCGATCTGATCCCGTCACGACTGCCCGCGTCGGCCGCGCCGGTGACCCGCGACAACTCGCTGACCTCAAGCGTGAAATGGGCGTGCCAACGGCTGCGCGCAGATCTGGTGTCGACGACGCCGCTGGATGTGAGCAAGCAGACCGTCAACGGCGTGGCCACGACGATGCCGACCCCGCCGGTGCTGTCGATGCCGGACGGCCGGATGGACGTCACCGAATGGCTGTACGGTTCCCAGTTCGACCTCGACGACGTCGGTAACACGTTCGCGCTGATCAAGCAGCGCGACCGGCTGAACTATCCGACGGTTCTGGAGCCGCTGCCCGCGTCGTCGGTGACGATCCGCGTGCGCTCGGGTGTGGTGTCGTATGAGGTCGACGGGCAGTCGGTGGACGTCGACGACATCTGGCACGAGCGTCAGTTCGCGGTGTCCGGTTCGGTGATCGGTCTGTCCCCGACGGCGTATGCGGCGCTTTCACTGTCCGGCTACCTGTCCGCGCAGGCGTTCGCGGCGCAATGGTTCGCCGGCGCGGGTGTTCCCGCCGCGATGTTGAAGAACAACGCGAAGACGCTCACCGCCGATCAGGCCACCGCCGTGAAGACGAAGTTCAAAGACAGTGTGGCAACCGGCGACGTGTTCGTGACCGGCCAGGACTGGGACTACCAGATGCTCGGCGCGAAGGCATCCGAGTCGGCGTTCGACGCGATGATGAAACTGTCGGCGCCGGATATCTGCCGGTTCTACGGCGTGCCCGGCGACATGGTGGATGTCGAGTCGGCGTCCGGTTCGATCACGTACGCGAATGTGACCCAGCGAAATCTGCAACTGCTGATCCTGAATCTGGGTCCGGTGTTCACCCGCCGTGAGCGGACGTTCACGGCGCGGCTGGTGCCACGCGGGCAGGTCGTCAAGTTCAACACCGACGCTTTCCTGCGGATGGATCCGGCGTCGCGCGCGCAGATGATGGACGCCGCGATCACTAACCGCCGTTTGACCGTTTCCGAGGCCCGTGCGCTGGACAACCGTCCGCCGCTGACCAACGACCAGGAGGCCGAGTTCGCGCGGCTGTTCCCGACGCGTTCTGCCACCACCACGCAAGGAGTGAACCTGTGAACGAGTTGGATCGTGCCGCGGCGCGGCGAGCCGACGCGCTCAACCACCGCAATGACCGCCCGGCGCAACGCCGCAACGCCGAACACCCGCAGTCACGTTCCGGCGTGCTCAGTCCCGCCAGTCTGACGCTGCGCGAGGCCGACGACGCACCCACACTGCGGTTCCAGGGCGCCGCGTCGGTGATGGAACGCGGCTACCCGATGTTTGACATGTTCGGCGAGTACACCGAGATCGTGGACTCCGCGGCGTTCGACAACACGCTGCGCGCCGACGGCCTGGACGTGCCGCTGGTGCTCGGCCACGACCAGATGCGGCGGGTGGCGCGCACCACGAACGGCAGCCTGCGGCTGGCCGCCGTTGGCGACGAGTTGGCCGTCGACGCGGATCTCGACCCGGCCGACGCCGACGTGGCCTACATCGCACCGAAACTGCGCTCCGGTCTGATCGACGAAATGTCGTTCGCGTTCCGCATCGTGTCCGGCTCGTGGTCGCCGGACTACACCGAGTACCGCATCCACGAGGTCGACATCCACCGCGGTGACGTGTCGATCGTCGGTTGGGGCGCGAACCCGCACACGTCGGCGTCGCTGGTGAAGAAGTCCGCCGGCACGCCGCTGCTGGCGCTGCTCGACGCAGCGATCGGCACCCACGCTTCCATCCGCTGACCTCCCTGCCTGCCACGGGCGCACGCACGGACGCTAGTCGGTTCGGAGAGCAAGGAAACACTCACTCACACCAGAAGGAGAATGCTCATGTTGACACCTGAGCAACTGCTCGCGAATTCGCAGACGCGGCTTCGCGACGCCATCGCCGAGCGCAAGGCCGCGCAGGACGAACTGCTCGCGCTGCGCGAGAAGTTGGAGTCCGGCGACGACAGCATCACCCGCGACATGGTCACCAGCCAGGTCGCGCTGCGCGACGCCGCCGACGCCAAGGTGGACGACCTGTCCGCCGAGGTCGACGCGATGCGTGCGGAGATCGCCCGTGACGAGCAGATCGCCGCGCTTCAGGCGCAGGTCGAGGACACCGGCGTGAAGTCCCGGTCCTACGACCAGGTGGCCCGCGTCGGTGCCGAGCAGCGCACCTACAACCCCGGCAACGACCCCCGTGGGTCGGCGTTCCTGACCGACGTCCTGTCGGCCCGGGTGGGCAACGACTACGGCGCCCAGCAGCGTCTCGGCCGTCACATGGACGAGGAGATCGTGGAGCGCGGCGACCAGTTGCGCGCCAACACCCCGTCCGCGAACTTCGCCGGCCTGGTCGTACCGCAGTACCTGACCGACCTGTACGCGCCGAAGGCCAAGGCGTCCCGTCCGTTCGCCGATGCCTGCCGCCAGCACCCGCTGCCGGCCTCGGGCAACACTGTCACCATCTCGAAGATCACCACCGCCACCACCACGGCGGTGCGTTCCGATGAGACGTCGGCGGTGTCCGAGACGAACATCGACGACACCGCGCTCGACATCAGCGTGCAGGAGATCGCCGGGGCGCAGTCGCTGTCCCGCAAGGCGGTTTCCCGTGGCACTGGCGTCGACGACGTTGTGATGCAGGATCTGTTCAGCAGCTACGCGACCACGCTGGACTCGACGCTGATCAACCAGGGCACCACTGGGCTGAGCGCTGTGGCCACCGCCGTGACGTTCACGTCCGGTTCACCGACCGCCGCACTTCTCTACCCGAAGCTGCTCCAGGGCATCGGCGAGGTCGAGGCTGCACTGCTCGACCAGGACCCCAACGCGACCGCGGTCGTGATGCACTCCCGCCGCTGGGCGTGGGTGCAGTCGCAACTGTCCAGCACGTTCCCGCTGATCGCACAGCAGTCGTTCGGCTTGAACTTCAGTGCTGGTGGCGTCGCCAATGACTCGGGCTACGGCTCGGGTGTGCGCGGCGTGCTTCCCTCCGGCGCCCCGGTGATCGTGGACAACAACATCGCCACGAACCTCGGTGCGGGCACCAACCAGGACGAGATCTACGTCGTGTCCCTGGCTGAGTGCCACCTGTGGGAAGACCCGAACGCGCCGATGATGATCCGCACCGACACGGGTCCGTCGATGAAGACGAACGCGATCGACATCGTGGTCTACGGCTTCGTGGCGTACACGTTCAGCCGGATCTCTCACGCCCGCGCGGTGAGCGGGACCGGCCTGGTCACGCCGACGTTCTGATCTGACCCACTGTGGATTCCTGGCCGCGTCGTGACCTCTCGGCACGGCGCGGCCAGGACACCACCCAACGTAGGCGACAAGGAGACTTCCCCGATGAGTGAGCAAGCATCCGCCAAGCGCAGCCAGTACGTCGCCGGGCTGAAGGCCGAACGCGACGGTTACGCCCGCATCGGT